CCCCCCTTAACCTTGATGCCAGCGGTGCGTATTTCGTGTATCGCATTGTCATTACCAGCACACCAACCCTCGGCATAATCCCGGCTGAATCCGCTCACGTACATGACTTCTCCAACGCTGAGTTTTGACAGGTTGACCTTCCGCGCCTCCAGTTCTGCTATGCGCTGGCGTAACGCTGTAATTTCCACCTCAGCAGCATCTGCGTAATGAACGTTTTCATGCTCAAGTGGTGGTAAATCTGGCGTAACGACACCAAACAGTTTTGCAAGCGCCCGGTAATTCAGTTCGCTGTGATAACGACCTTTGCAGCGGACCAGTTTTTCAGCAGCAGCTACAATCGCGCTTTGTTCTGCTATGCGCTTCTCTGCGGCTTCCAGTTTCTTGTAGAGAGCATCCCAGCTTGTCGAGTTATCCATAACCAGCTTTGTAACTCGCTCTTCGCGTGATTTGTAATGCTCCAGTTCATCCAGCAGCGCCAGCATTCGCTCAGCGATAGCCACTTCGTCAGGGAATTCTTTTCCCCATGCCTCATTCAGCAATTTGCAGCTGACAGGATTCATACTGAATCGCTCAACCATGAGGGATGCCAGTTCTTTTGTTTTTGCTGTTACTGCCTGTTTATCGATGTTGCTCATTGGGCTGTCTCCGGTGGATACCAAATATCGTCGAAATATTTTTCTGCGACGCACATGTTGAAGTGATCGAGATTCATCTCCTCCACTTGGAGTTTTGCCCCAACAATGCCTGTGCATCGATTGACATAATCCCGGTTTTCTGGGGATTCCGCTACCCACTCCATAAGGTCTTCGGTGACACTTTTTAAGCAACGTAAAGCGCAGTCCAAATCAGTAAAATTCTGAGAATCAGTGATGCAGGATACGACATAATACGTGGTGACTTTTGGCCCATCAGCGCGTCGTTTAAGCTCTCTTTCGATAGCGTTTTTCAGATCAACCAGTTCATGGTCATTGAGTTTGTCGATGTTGCTCATTGGTCTGACTCCTCGCATTTGTGACTTTCTGGATCATCGGCTTTGAAATAACCGCCGCAGATTTTGCAGGGTATCGTCGGCACTTCGTCGTAATTTGAGGTTCCCGTAATCATGACTGCACTCCTTTGCGAATTTGGTCCGCCCATTCTTCAATCGATTTCTCCGCGTATTCACCTGACAAACCGTCATCCGTGGGTAGTGGGTTATTGGCTAAATCCTCTTTCGCTGACAAAATCATGCGTGTCACGTCGAGAACTTCTGATACAGGTTTATCGAGGAATCCGTGATTGAATGCGGCAGCGAGGCGACTGGCGGCATAGTTGATGCCCTCGTTACGAGCACTTTCCAGCACTTCAGCCAGCGCCGCGTATTTAGCCTCAAGTTCCGCATAATCACTATGACGCACCATATCAGTACAGAATGATTCTCCTGTTATTGGTGGTGATAACTGGTCACTGACAATCGTGTATATTTTCACTTCTTTCATTTCTTCCCACTCCGCAACATTGCATTCAGATATTTGTTTTCATTCACTGATGGAAAACTCTTTCTCGCCAGCATTTCTTCGCGTGGAATATCGTTAATGGGCTTGAAGCGGTGTCGAATAATCATTTCAGATGGAAGGATTCCGGGGTCGTAGGACAAACCTCTCATGATGAATTCCTCAGTTATTGCTGATAGCGCCGTAACGCGAACGGTAATTTTTAAGGCGCGGGTCTATTTCAATGAATTGGGTGTAAGTGGCTTTGCGGAATGGCCGGATGGATGTCTGGTAAATTCGCTCGCGTTCTTCTTTCTCTGCAAGCCATATACAGTGACGAAATTTCTTTTTCTCTTTCGTTTCCTGCGGTAGCGACATTATCAGGTCGTAGTTCTTTCTGAATTTTTCCAGCACCTCCGATACGGAATTGCCGGAACAGCGGCGCGGGTCATCCGCACCATATAGAGGCGCTGGCATAATTTACTCCAGGGTAGGTTATCCGAATAATGTGGTACGTATAGGGTTATTTCTTTCGTAAACGTGATAGCCTGCTTTTTACCGACTCTTCACTTCGCCCGAGAATTTTTGCTACATTTCTTTGTGTATAGCCTGATGAGATAAGCGTCTGCATTCTTTTGTCTTCGTCGTCGCTCCATCTTGGCTTAACGAATGCCGTTTTTAATGACAGTTTTTTTGCTATGTAATAAAACTGATTTATGTTTAGGCCCAGATGTTCTGCTGCACGGCAAGCTACCATGCGACCGCAAACTGACTCCATCTCAGCTGGAGTTATGTTTAATCTTCTCATTAAGCCACCTGTTTAAGCTCATTTATTCTGATATTCATTACCTGAACGCATTTTGTCTGCGCATCATCGTGACCATCCAATAATTGCCAGTCATGCTGGTATCTCTCAATTAGTTTTTTCTTGTCCGTTTCTGTTGCTGCATAATCGCTGAAGTCTTTCAGGATTTGTTCGCAGTCAACCGATGGAGATTTCTGGTTGGTATTTTCTGGTGATGGTTGATTGCATAATGCTGGCATGGCCCAGTCCGGCAGCGATGGAGGGAGCCAGTAAAATCCTGTTCCATCCTTCAGTTTGGCCCTGTGCCATCCTTGTTTCTTATCACTGGATATCTGCGCAAAACCTTCCTCAAGGTTATACAGATACCGACCAATTCCCCACTGAACGGCAGCACGCTTCATTGCGCCGGAGCGACCACCTTTGACGGCTTCTACCTGTGTGTTTTCAGCAGCATCCCATTTAGTTACCCATTCGGAATCAATCTTGATTGATATGCCGCATTCAACGCCACCGTTGTTGGGAATATCGCGGTATTCATTGCGCCATCCTGCTTTGCCGCAAACATCGTCCAGGCGTTTCATGATTGCCCTGTTCGTGACATAAGCCAGCACCATAGCCCACACTTTGCCATCGCGTGTTTTACCGCTTTGCTGTATTCGCCATTCGATATCTTCAGGATTGAATGGGGCGTCGAATTTATTCAAATCCATAATTCACCTCAGAATGGTAATTCGGAAGGATTAGCCAGAAATTCGCCTTTGTTTATTCGCTCGTTTTTGGCTAATGAAAGGCAATTTCTTTTCATCGATTTATTACCTGACTTGCGCCAGTACATTGCCTCTGTCAGGTGATACTGACGTTTTAACCTGCTCAACTCCGGTGTCCTTGCTAAATCCACTGGTATCATTTCAACCTCCATTCGCGAAAGGCTTCTACAGCTTCGCGATACATTATTTTGTCACCAAGATAAACAGCAATTGCGAATTTAGACTGAATAGCCATAAGTGATTTATCCATTACACGGCACTCCTGGTTGATTCAGGATATCGACCAGACGTTTCCATCCGGCCCGTAATTTTCTGGTGATACGCTCTAAAAGTGATTCATTAAGGTGTGCGATACCCATGACGGCACCGCCCGCGATAGCAAATGTCATCGTGGGATTCTCCATTTTCATTTATTGGCATGGCTAAAGCATTTCACTTGAGGTGCTTTAGCCATACAGATAAAAAAGCCGCCCTGACTGCGAGCGGCAAATAACATCAAGGGATGATTTTTCGATTAACCAGAACGAGTCGTCGTCCTCGTTTGGTTACGAGCGATATTGCTCACAATGACCACTATTAAAATGGTCATTAGGTGCTTATTCGCTGACAAATTTGGTAAGACTTTCGTGTAGCGAGACCAAAATTTCATCATCAAACCCATCAAGTAATGCTTGTTCGATAAGTTTGATAATTTCTGATGCTTGCTCTTTATTTATTTCCATCACTCCTCCCCAAGAGCCTTGCTGATGGCTGAGCGAGCTTTTCTCTCAGCGTTTGAAATATCTTTAGAACTACCATTTGACCAGGAGTTGAGAAGCAATTGTAGCGCTTCCAATAACTCCGGAGCTGCTGCTATCAAGTGTGCATTGGCCTCACATTCAGCTACGCGATTTTCGTCATGGGTCATGATAAAACCAAGCTGCAACCCAGCTCTATCTTGCCTGCAAATGCGTACATCCTTTCCGCTCCAAGGGCCTGGCGTACCTTTAAACTTTTTCATATTCACCTCTGCGTCTCGCTGCCAAAAATACGCTTACTCAGTTACTTCATCTGCATATTCTTTACTTGTTAAATGATATTTTCTGCAAAATATCCTTCTGGCCTCTATTGCATCATCAATGTTTTTGAAATACCCAAGATGCTTTTGCTTTCTATTGATCTGGCCAGTAGCTCTCCACTTTTCTCTTTTAATATCCCAATTAACTCCAGATGTTCCAGATTTATTATCTAACCTAATGGATTTGTTTAGATTGTTTTCAGCAACTGAAATATCTCTTAGATTAGAGAATCTATTGTCATCCCTGACGCTGTTTATGTGATCAATTACGCCATTAGGAAACATACCAGTAACGAATAACCATGCCAGCCTGTTTGCTTGTAGCTTTTTCCCATCAATTGTTATCTCTCGATAACCGTGATGATTAACAGAACCAGCGACATCACCAGCCAATGCTGTTCCTTTAGATTTATTCCACCGGAAAACTCCTGTAGAAGGCTCATACTCAAGAATCTTCGATAAATCTGCTTAATTCATGTTGTTATTCCTTAAATTTTGGCAATAAAAAAGGCCGCATTGCGACCTGATTAGATATTTGAAGTGAGATAAAAGAAGACCGACTATGTAGCCTTTAGTTTTTCCAGTTCTCTTGCAATCATTGCCGTGGTTCTAATTGCCCATTTATCGACAATCTTTCCATCTTCTCTCACCAGAGCCATTTCCTCAGGCTTCACCATGCATTCAGCATCAAGCTTGCAGCCTTTGCATTTCACAAAGCGACTACACCATTGGTTGGTATCAATAGTCGAAGTCATATTGGTAGTCCTGGTATTGTTCCATCACATCCTGAGGATGCTCTTCGAACTCTTCAAATTCGTCTTCCATATCTCATCTCAATCGTAATAAGCCGGAATTGATTTTCCGCGCTGCTTCTGTACGGCGTGGATTTTATTTCCGAGCGGATTAGCATCGTGGTAGTAAATTCGGTTCTGCTTGCGCTCTACTTTCTCTTGCTTAACCTTGTTCCCGGCACGTGAAACTGCTTTTGTTACCCTGTCAACACGATGCGATTTAACCTCCTGAGAAGCATCAGGAGCATCGCAGCCAAAAATTGAATCGATGATATTGCAGATGGTGTCGCGCTCTATGGCTAGCTTTCTGCGCCGCTCATGACGGCGAGTTTTAGCATTGCCCGCAAACGTTGACTTCCCGTAGGTGATAACCGTCATGATTTAATCCTCATGTGAAATGGCTTTGGTGTTGCAGATAGCCAGGCGACTAACCCTGACCGCGTACTCATTGCCGAGCGCCTCCGCCGAAGAGGTTGGCTTCTACCTGCAACCCAAACCCATCTCGTTTGGTATCTGTTCGCGCTTTGTCAGCGCATCATCGAAGTTAAAGAGCGTTGCCTTTCCGTTTGGCTACCAGCGTCCTGCTGATGGCTAAAATTTAAGACTTCTTAATTAAATGGTCAAGTGTATTTTTGAAGAAAACTTAAATATTTTATCGTTACTTAAGTTTTTATTTGATTTTTAAAGGAAAATGTAGTGGGAGGGGCGGGTGCCCCTTATGGAAGATTTGCGAGTTTTGCGTCAACAACTACGCCAATGATTTTGCAGTTTCCGTTGATTTCTATCATCGGATATTGTGGGTTTAATGGTTTTAAAAACTTTCGGCCTGCATCCATAACTAGTTTTTTGAATGTGGCCTCGTTTTCACCTTCTAATTTTGCAACAACCAGCTTGCCGTTTCTTGGTTCGACTTCGGGATCAACCAGAATTATCATTCCTTCTGGAATGCTTAATCCTGCCGGTGCGGTCATAGAGTCACCTTGGACATCAAGCCAAAATGAATCTTCTGAACAATCTACAGTGGTGTCGTGCCAGTTCTCTATCGCGCGCTTGTGATAAGGTTCTACAGCTTCCATCCATTGCCCTGCGCTTACCCAACTGATAAGAGGGTATGATCCTCTTGGCTCATGCCTACTATGATAGGCAACATTTATCTGGCTTAAATCTCCTTTCAGCAAATAGTCAGGGGAGCACTGAAGAGCCTTCGAAAGTGCCAACAGGTTCTCCCCATTTGGCTCAGTCTCCGAGCGCTCCCATTGCGATATTGCAACATTAGACACTCCCACCATCTTACCAAGAGCGGCTTGTCTAATCTTGAGTTTTTTTCTTCGAGCGCGAATACGCTCACCCATCAATTGTGTATTCATAGTTAAGTCATCTTAAATAAACTTGACTAAAGATTCCTTTAGTAGATAATTTAAGTGTTCTTTAATTTCGGAGCGAGTCTATGTACAAGAAAGATGTTATCGACCACTTCGGAACCCAGCGTGCAGTAGCTAAGGCTTTAGGCATTAGCGATGCAGCGGTCTCTCAGTGGAAGGAAGTTATCCCAGAGAAAGACGCATACCGATTAGAGATTGTTACAGCTGGCGCCCTGAAGTATCAAGAAAACGCTTATCGCCAAGCGGCGTAAGCAAAACGCTCTTTACCAATCTGAACCGCCGACAACGCGGTAAACATATTTCAAGGCGCATCAACGAATGCGCACAACTAACTATTAACTACAGGAATGTTCACATATGGAACTCACAAGCACTCGCAAGAAAGCCAACGCAATTACCAGCAGCATCCTTAACCGGATAGCTATTCGTGGTCAGCGGAAAGTCGCTGATGCGTTAGGCATTAACGAATCTCAAATTTCACGATGGAAAGGCGATTTCATTCCAAAGATGGGGCTGTTATTGGCGGTTCTGGAGTGGGGTGTTGAGGATGAAGAATTGGCAGAATTGGCAAAGAAAGTTGCGCATCTGCTGACAAAAGAAAAAGCCCCGAAGAACGGCGAATTCTTCGAGGCCTGATGTAGAAAGACTGGATCAATCCACAGGAGTAATTATGCCAAAACAACTCAGTCCTGACCAGGACAAATTACACAAAAACATACTACGTGATCGGTTCTTATCCAGCTTCAAACAGCCCGGTCGATTTAGGGCTGAGTTGGAGAAAGTGAAGCTAATACTGAAGAGGAAAGGTCATGAGTAACATATCCAATCTAGCCGAAGCCAGAGAGGCCAGAAGGCTCCAGAAGCCGCGTACAAATGGCGGTAAGGGGTTTGCCTTGATTCACCGCCAATTCATGGATAGCAAGCTATACAAGGATTCTCAGGCTGTGCATCTTTTCCTGCATCTGATACTGAAAGCCAATCACTCTCCGGCAGTCGTAAATACCGACATTGGTGAGATGTTGGTTGAGCGAGGACAGCTAATTACCGGACGGCCAAAACTGGTAAGTGAAACATTCATCCCGGATAACAAAGTAAAAAGTTTGCTTCGTTCTTTTGAAGGGAATGGAATGATTCGTATCGAGTCGAAAGGGAGAAAATTCAGCCTGATAACAGTGTTGAAATATGATGATTTTCAGGCTCCAAATTGTCCAACGGATGTCCAACGGATGTCCAACGCAAACACCAGTAATGACGCGGCTCACAGCAAATGTTGTCCAACGGATGTCCAACGATTGTCCATAAACAATAATATAAATAATATCTCTAATACTAACGTATTAGAGAGTACCGCAGCAGACGAAAATCCTGACAAGAAAAAATCGGCTCTCAGTTGTCAGGATGTTGTCGATGCTTACCACGAATTACTTCCTGAAGCTTCCAGGGTTCGCGCACTGAATGACAAACGTAAAAACCAGATCCGAACTTTCTGGCGAAAAGCCGGAGTGATAACCCGCCAGCTTGATGGTCATGGGTTCACGATGCAGGACTGGAGAAATTATTTGAGTTACGTAGGCGAAAATTGCCGATGGATGTTCGAAGAGCGTCAAAACCATCAACGCGGAACCGTCTGGCACAAAAAGGGATTTGATTTCCTGCTTAACGATAATACCTACCTGAAAGTTCGTGAGGGTGAACACGATGACCGATAATTTTTACGCGCCGCCACATAGCATCGAGGCGGAGCAGGCGGTGATTGGTGGATTGCTTCTGGATGATGACAGCAGTGAGCGCGTCCAGAAAGTTCTGGCGATGCTGAAGCCTGATTCATTTTACAGCCGACCACACAAAATCCTTTTCGAAGAAATAACCAGAATGCACCGGGAGCAAAAGCCAGTAGATGGTCTGACGCTTTTCGATGAACTGGAGCGCAAATCGTTAACGGTTTCTGTTGGTGGTTTTGCTTATATCGCTGAGATCGCAAAGAACACGCCAAGCGCAGCAAACATCGTTGCCTATGCAATGCAGGTTCGCGAAACCGCAATGGAACGCTACGCCATCAACCGCATGACTGAAGCGACGGAATTGCTCTATTCCCGAAACGGAATGACAGCAACGCAGAAGTACGAAGCTATTCAAGCGATTTTCACGCAACTGACAGACCATGCAAAAACCGGATCTCGTCGCGGCCTTCGCTCATTTGGCGAGGTCATGGAAGACTGGGTTAGCGACCTTGAGAAGCGATTTGACCCATCAGGCGAACAACGAGGAATGAGCACAGGGATCTCATCGCTGGACAGGATGCTGTCACCGAAAGGTCTGGTGAAAGGCTCTCTGTTCGTCATTGGCTCTCGCCCTAAGATGGGAAAAACGACGCTATACAGCCAGATGGCAATCAACTGCGCAGTGCATGAGAAAAAACCTGCTCTGATGTTCAGCCTTGAAATGCCTAGTGATCAGATACTGGAAAAACTGGTAGGGCAGAAATCAGGTGTTAACCCGAATATTTTTTACCTTCCGGCGACAAATGACGCTGATGACGGCTATCAGGGTGATTACGATGGTGACTTCAACAGGGCGATCGAAACAGCCAATCGCTTGAGTGAAATCGACATGCTTTACATCGACGACACGCCGGGATTATCTCTGGCTCAAATCGTCAGCGAAAGCCGTCGAATCAAGCGAGAAAAAGGATGTGTTGGCATGATTCTGGTCGATTACCTGACACTAATGACCGCTGAAAAGGCCGATCGTAACGACCTTGCTTACGGCATGATTACTAAGGGACTGAAGAACCTTGCCAAAGAGCTTGATTGCGTTGTTGTGCTTCTGACGCAGCTTAACCGCGCACTGGAAAGCCGAACCAATAAACGCCCATTACCAAGCGACTCCCGAGATACAGGGCAGATTGAACAGGATTGCGATTATTGGGTTGGGATCCATCGTGAAGGTGCTTTTGATGACAGTGTTCCACCTGGTGAAACCGAACTAATCCTTCGTCTCAATCGTCATGGCAATACCGGCACGGTGTATTGCATTCAGGCAAATGGCGCTATTTATGACACAGACCAACAGTCTGCTGAAATGCGCCGCCGTGAACGCGAGGAACCGCACTCCAAGAAGAAAGGAGGATTCTGATGACCATCTACATCACTGAGCTAATAACAGACCTGCTGGTAATCGCAGGTCTTTTTATTTGGGGGAGAGGGTAAATGAAGGATTTATTAGTAACGCTAAATGTCGGTTTAAGCCTTCTTGGTTACGCCTACATTATGTTCAAAACAGGCCAGTGGATTATTACAAATGCACTTAAGCAGTGGGATAAGCGTAGAAAAGTGTCAGCAAAGCAGAAGGCGGTTGATGCGCTATATGAAGCATACGAACTGGATAAGGTAAGCGAAGGAGATACTGTAAAAGTGGCGACAAAAGAAGGTCTGGTAATCATGATTTGCAGACATGAAAAGACTAACACCCCAGCACACTGATGGAGAGGAATGATGAGTACATTGGCTCAATTAATTAATGCCGACCTTGAAGAGTCAGGAGCGCGGCATTATCGCTACTGGAAAGCTTCGAGACTTCCGACTAGAGAGCGATACAAGCGTAGGCCAAAACCAAAGAGCAGCCAGCGAGACAGGGTACTTAAGCGCCTAATGCAGATAAACATGTCGCAGTTTACTAATTTCACCTGGTTCAAGCGGTGATGGAGAGGAATATGGACGAATCAAGAAAGGCTTTCGAGCAATGGTTCCAGAGCAAATACAAATGCACTATGGAAACGATGAAGGTTATGCAAATCAAAGTCGAACTTGCTTGGGAGGCATGGCAGGCCAGCCGTGAAGCTATCGAGATAAAGCTCGATGACAAAGTAATGGTTGAGGATGAGTTCGACAAAGGCCACAACTGCGCAATCGACTATTGCGCTGATGCCATCCGCGCCGCCGGAATCAAAGTGAAGGAGTGAGTATGAGCAAAGTATCAAGAGGAATGAAAATATCGCTTATTTTCATCCTTAATCCGCATCGTATCTTTTTGGCTTCAGCAGTATGGCTGTCATATTTTGTTTATTGGTTAGCAGATAAATTGGATGATTTTGCGAGATGGCTTGAGAATTTTGCGAATGCGAGGTTTGAGTCATGGCCGCTTATCGGAGAGAGGATGTCTGACGAATTAAACCGGTATTACGCGGATAAGCGCAAGGAGAAGAGCAGGAGGGCAAGTGAAGCAATTATTCCTGCTTCGCAACGAAGCAATCAGAAATAACGCCATAGACGCCATTCTCTCACTACCAATCGACGACAAGTCACCCCACGAAGTCCACGTTAAAGAACCCAAGCGAACCAAGGCACAGAACGACCGTATGTGGCCGATGCTTCAGGACGTCTCCCGTCAGGTGCTTTGGCATGGTCAACGACTGTCTCCGGAAGACTGGAAAGACATCTTCACTGCGCTGTGGCTCAAGACTAAAAAGCTGGAGCAAAGAAGCGTGCCAGGTATTGATGGCGGTGTTGTTCTTCTTGGGGTACGTACCAGCAAGATGAGGAAGGCGAGCATGACAGAACTTATCGAAATCATGTTCTGGTTCGGATCAGAACGTAACGTGCGATGGAGTGATGATTCCAGGAGAGAGCACGAGTGGTCACAACGAACAGGGAGAGTTGCATGAAACGATGTTACCGATGCGGAGAATGCAAAGACGATTATCGATTCCGGCCAAATCAACCTTATTGGCACCAATGGTGTATCAGATGTGAGCGGTCGCCAGTAGGTAATTTCCCGCTTCCAGAGACGAAGGAGGACGTGTGGCGAGACAGCGACTAAGTATCACTGACATAATCTGCGAAAACTGCAAATACCTTCCAACGAAACGCTCCAGAAATAAACCCAAACCAATCCCAAAAGAATCTGACGTAAAAACCTTCAATTACACGGCTCACCTGTGGGATATCCGGTGGCTTAGAGAACGTGCGAGGAAATGACAATGGATTATTCACAGTTAAGTGATTTTGAAATTAACCGAATGGTAGGAGACATAATTTTTAAAGGCCTTTGGGCATGTAAGCCGGAAACGTCAGGGAATAACACCAACAAATGGTATTACGGAAACGCTGATACAACTTTTGAGCCATTAAACCATTTACCTGACTACTGCAATGATCCGAGTGCCTCATGGCCGATTATTGAGAAACACAGGATTTCTATCTTAGACCAGTTAACTGAATGGTGTGTGGATGCAAAAGGCGTAAGCCCAATATTTGATACCAGACCTCTCCGCGCCGCCATGATTGTCTTTCTCATGATGCAGGACGCCAATAATGCTTAGTCCATCCCAATCCCTTCAATACCAGAAAGAAAGCGTCGAGCGGGCTTTAACGTGCGCTAACTGCGGTCAGAAACTGCATGTGCTGGAAGTTCACGTGTGTGAGCACTGCTGCGCAGAACTGATGAGCGATCCGAATAGCTCAATGTACGAGGAAGAAGACGATGAGTGATTACCTGAAATGGTATCTCTGCCACCGCTGGTTAATTAAGTATGCTGTAAAAGACTGGATGACAGCGGATGCCAACAAGCTTAAGCAAAGAAAAGACTATTACTACGCCAGAATGAAGGAAAACTACTGCTCAATTCGCACTCGCATATTTATTAAAAAAGACCTTCAGTCAATTCTTCAATTGCGAGGGAAGGTAAATGGCTAACCTACGCAAAGAAGCGCGCGGCAGAGAATGCCAGGTACGTATTTACGGTGTATGCAATGGCAATCCTGAAACTACAGTTCTGGCACATTACCGGATGGCTGGAATTTGCGGAACTGGAATGAAGCCTGACGACCTGATCGGCGCATGGGCTTGTAGCGCGTGTCACGATGAAATCGACCGACGCACCCATAATCTCGACAACAAAGACGCCAGACTTTACCACCTCGAAGGCGTGATCAGGACGCAGGCGATACTGCTGAAGGAGGGGAAGATTAAGTCATGAACAAATATCAGTTTGTGCTTCCATACCCGCCGTCGGTGAATACCTACTGGCGAAGACGGGGAAGCCAATACTACATCAGCGATAAAGGCCAGAAATACCGAAAAGACGTTCAGCAAATCATCCACCAACTCAAGTTAGATATTTTCACCAAATCACGACTCCGCATCAAAGTTATCGCAGACGTTCCAGACTCCCGCCGCCGCGACCTCGACAACATCCTGAAAGGTTTACTCGACTCCCTTATCCACGCCGGATTTGCGGAAGATGACGAGCAATTCGATGACATTCGCGTAATTCGTGGCGTGAAAGTACCAGGCGGAAGGCTTGGAATAAAAATCACCGAACTGGAGAAAGCATGAACGCCACAATTCAAACGATACCAGAGCTTCTTATCCAGACACGAGGCAATCAGACCGAAGTGGCGAGGATGCTTTCCTGCGCAAGAGGAACAGTGCTCAAGTACAACCGAGACAGCAAAGGCGAGCGTCACGTAATAGTTAACGGCGTCCTGATGGTCAAACAGGGCAAAAGGGGAAGGCCATGAGACTCGAAAGCGTAGCTAAATTTCATTCGCCAAAAAGCCCGATGATGAGCGACTCACCACGGGCTACGGCTTCTGACTCTCTTTCCGGTACTGATGTGATGGCTGCTATGGGGATGGCGCAATCACAAGCCGGATTCGGTATGGCTGCATTCTGCGGCAAGCACGAACTCAGCCAGAATGACAAACAAAAGGCTATCAACTATCTGATGCAATTTGCACACAAGGTATCGGGGAAATATTGTGGTGTGGCAAAGCTCGAAGGAAATACTAAGGCAAAGGTACTGCAAGTGCTCGCAACATTCGCTTATGCGGATTATTGCCGTAGTGCCGCGACTCCGGGCGCAAGATGCAGAGATTGCCACGGTACAGGCCGTGCGGTTGATATAGCCAAAACAGAGCAGTGGGGGAGAGTTGTTGAGAAAGAGTGCGGAAGATGCAAAGGTGTCGGCTATTCAAGAATGCCAGCAAGCGCCGCATATCGCGCTGTAACGATGCTAATCCCAAACCTTACCCAACCCACCTGGTCACGCACTGTTAAGCCGCTGTATGACGCTTTGGTGGTGCAATGCCACAAGGAAGAGTCAATCGCAGACAATATTTTGAATGCGGTCACGCGTTAATAGCATGATTGCTACGGATGGCAACATATTAACAGCATGATATTGACTTTTTGAATAAAGTTGGGTAAATTTGACTCAACGATGGATAAATGCACTCGTTAAATAAAGCCCTGAGTTTAACCGCTCGGGGCATTTTGCGTTTTAAGCACGACATTTCTGAAAGCGCCCTATCACCAATCACCAGAACACATCCAGATACCCTTGCTCATTCGTGGCGACGGGGTAGGGCGTTTTACACAAAAGAAAACCCAGCGCTATGGCTGGGATTCGTGAAAATGGGCGGCAAGAGACTGCGCTAACAGCCTCCTGCCTGATTTGCTCATGCCTTTAGTCACGAACAAACCACGTTACTAATCACTGTATCCTGGATTTGTTCTTTCCAATATCAACCAATTCATAACATTGAACAAATCCTCACGGTCGTGAGGTAAGACATGAAAAAGATGCCAGAAAAACATGATCTGTTAACCGCCATGATGGCGGCAAAGGAACAGGGCATCGGGGCAATCCTTGCGTTTGCAATGGCGTACCTTCGCGGTCGGTATAATGGCGGTGCGTTTAAGAAAACACTAATAGACGCAACGATGTGCGCCATTATCGCCTGGTTCATTCGTGACCTTTTAGTCTTCGCCGGACTGAGTAGCAATCTTGCTTACATAGCGAGTGTATTTATCGGCTATATCGGCACAGACTCGATTGGTTCGCTAATCAAACGCTTCGCTGCTAAAAAAGCCGGAGTCGATGATGCAAATCAGCAGTAACGGAATCACCAGATTAAAACGTGAAGAGGGCGAGAGACTAAAAGCCTATCCAGATAGCAGGGGGATACCAACCATTGGGGTTGGACATACCGGAAAAGTGGATGGTAATCCTGTCGTATCAGGGATGACAATCACATCCGAAAAATCGTCTGAACTGCTTAAAGAAGATTTGCAGTGGGTTGAAGATGCGATAAGTAGTCTTGTTCGCGTCACGCTGAATCAGAACCAATATGATGCACTATGTAGCCTTATATTCAATATAGGTAAATCAGCATTTGCTGGATCTACCGTTCTGCGCCAGTTGAATTTAAAGAATTACCAGGCAGCAGCAGATGCTTTCCTGTTATGGAAAAAAGCTGGTAAGGACCCTGATATTCTCCTTCCTAGGAGGCGGCGAGAAAGAGCGCTGTTCCTGTCATGATGTTCAACTGGAAAACGATGTTTGTTGGCCTGTTGCTCGTCTCGCTAATTGTTTCCGGTCGGCTGGCAAATCATTACCGTGATAACGCCATCTCCTACAAAGAGCAGCGCGATAACAAGGCCAGTGAACTGGAGAAGGCGAACGCCACCATTACTGACATGCAGCAGCGCCAGCTTGATGCTGATGCACTCGATGCTAAATACACGAAGGAGTTAGCTGATGAGAAAGCTGAAAATGATGCTCTTCGGCGCAAGCTTGATAATGGTGGTCGGGTGCTCGTCAAAGGCAAATGTCCTGTGCCATCCTCAGCCGAAACCTCCAGCGCCTCCGGCATGGGCAATGATGCCACCGTCGAACTCTCTCCAGTTGCTGGACGAAACGTTCTCGGTATCCGGGATGGAATCATCAGCGACCAAACAGCACTGAGAACGCTTCAGGAGTACATCAGGACGCAATGCCTGAAGTAATTTCCATCACATAGAAATTTAACAAGTGACTTTCAGGAAAATGCCTCGCATTTGCGGGGCTTTTTTACATCTGCAGTAAACCGCGCATCGCAGCGCGTAACAATCCCGAGTCTTTCAGAAAGCTGAGCCTGAGAACTGCCGTATATGGTGGCGACCATCTCGGGGCGGCTTTTCTGTGCGAACAGGCTCATCTTTCTAAAAGGTAAGACGCTATGAATATCGTTCCACTAAATTACAAAGGCGAACCTATCCGCTTCAATACTGATGGCTGGATTAATGCCACTGATATTGCAAAACGTTTCGGGAAGCGTCTGGATCACTGGTTGTCCAACACTGAAACTCTCGAATACGTTAGAGCTCTGGATGAGGTTTATTCAGGTGAGCCATCGAAAATTCTACATACCCGTGATTCCGGGTATGTAAAAACAAGCAAGGCACGAAAGGACAGGGGCGGCGGAACATGGCTGCATCCAAAGTTATCAGTTGCCTTTGCAAGATGGTGCGATCCGAAATTCTCCGTATGGTGCGACCTGCACATTGATAGTCTGCTTCGCGGTGAACTGACTGAGCAGCAGAAATATGAGCAAGCATGTCGCATTCGCGATGACCGGAAATCAAAAGCCAGCAATGGGGCAAGAGAGATGGCTCGCTGGCGATGGGATAAGCCGGTTATTGAAGCAAATGTTGAGTACTGGCGCGAGCAACTGCAGTTGACTCTCGATATCGCGTGCTGATGGCAAACGCAAAACTGCGTTATCGGAAAAATCAAAGCATTACGAGAGCTGAGCAACAGCTATCCATTACAAAGCCCATCTACGGGTGGGCTTGATAATGAAACCGGAATTTATTCTGGGTAACCAGTTACGGCAGTACCACGAAACAACCCAAGCCAGTAAGTGGGGAAATAACACTGGCAGCCACTGAAAGATGAACCTCCTGCCTTATGGCAAAAAAGATTCTTTGTGGTGGCGGACTGATGGAAAGACATCGGTTATTGCAGAGGCCATTCAATGAGTGGTCTAGACAATGGCTTATCCCAACAACCGGAGCCAACACAATGGCAGAGATTACAGCATTGACAGAATTACAGCAGATGAACCTCGATATCCTCCGTTTAGTTCAAAGCGATACCGCAGCAGCAGAGAAAGCGATCGCATTCGTTGCTGGAAGTAAGCTGAACTTCGAACTGTTCAAAGACCAACTGGTTTTGGCGCAGGGTGAAGGAACGGCATTAGCTCGCGCAGAAAAGGCTATTCGTGAGGCAAAAGAAGCGTTAGACCTGTTCACTGCCGGAGTATAATCATGGCAAATCCAAATTTCACGCCATCGTGGCCTCTCTACAAAGATGCTGACGGTGCATATGTGTCTGCTCTTCCGATTAAAGCTATCAAATACGCTAATGACGGAAGTGCAAGCGCAGAATTCGATGGTCCGTATGCTGACCAGTACATGTCAGCGCAAACAGTGGCCGTATTCAAGCCGGAGGTCGGTGGATATCTGTTCCGAAGCCAGTACGGCGAGCTGCTCTATATGAGCAAGACAGCATTTGAAGCTAAGTACACTTCCGCAAGCGGTTCAGTAACGAATGCAGATACGGCGGATAAGTTGTCAACGGCCCGTACTATCACACTAACCGGCGCTGTCACAGGTTCAACGTCATTTGATGGTTCGGCTAACGTGACTATCGCAACTACCCAAGGAAGCTAACTTATGGCAGCACCAAAGGGCAACCGATTCTGGGAGGCCCGCAGTAGCCATGGGCGTAACCCGAAATTCGAGTCGCCTGAGGCGCTGTGGGCTGCTTGTTGTGAATACTTCGAATGGGTGGAAGCTAACCCACTATGGGAGATGAAGGCGTTCTCATATCAGGGTGAGGTGACACAAGAGCCAATCGCCAAGATGCGAGCAATGACCATCACTGGCCTGACTCTATTCCTCGATGTGACGCTTGAAACATGGCGCACATATCGAATGCGAGAAGATTTATCTGAGGTCGTTACGCGAGCAGAGCAAATCATCTACGACCAAAAATTCTCCGGCGCAGCCGCTGACCTTCTCAACGCTAACATCATCGCCCGAGATTTGGGCCTCAAAGAGCAGTCGCAAGTTGAAGACGTGACACCTGATAAGGGAGATCGCGATAAGCGCCGCTCTCGTATCAAGGAGCTATTCAACCGTGGAACTGGACGCGATTCTTGATAGCCTGAGCGACGAAGAGCAAATCGAATTGCTCGAGCTACTCGAAGAAGAAGAGAACTACCGAAATACACACCTGCTATATGAATTTACGCCATACAGCAAACAGCGTGAGTTCATCGATGCCGGGCATGACTATCCAGAGCGATGTTTTATGGCTGGTAACCAGCTTGGTAAGTCATTTACTGGTGCTGCTGAAGTCGCGTTTCACCTTACCGGGCGTTATCCGGGAACAAAAGGCTATCCGGCTGATGGTAAATATGGCGGAGAGTGGAAAGGTAAGCGTTTCTATGAGCCAGTTGTCTTCTGGATTGGCGGTGAAACAAACGAGACTGTAACCAAAACGACTCAACGAATCCTGTGCGGGCGTATCGAAGAGAATGATGAACCCGGCTACGGATCAATCCCGAAAGAGGACATCATTAGTTGGAAGAAGTCACCATTCTTCCCTAATCTTGTTGATCACCTTCTTGTTAAGCACCACACGCCAGAAGGCGTCGAAGATGGCATCTCAATATGCTACTTCAAGCCTTACTCACAGGGCCGCGCCCGCTGGCAGGGCGACACAATTCACGGCGTCTGGTTTGACGAAGAGCCGCCATATAGCATCTATGGCGAAGGTCTTACCCGTACCAACAAATACGGGCAATTCTCTATTCTGACGTTTACCCCGCTGATGGGGATGTCTGACGTTGTCACCAAGTTCCTGAAGAATCCCAGCAAGTCTCAGAAAGTGGTCAACATGACCATCTATGATGCTGAGCACTACACCGACGAGCAGAAAGAGCAAATCATAGCATCCTATCCTGAGCATGAGAGAGAGGCACGTGCTCGTGGTATTCCTACGATGGGTAGCGGGCGAATCTTCCAGATACCAGAAGAGACGATTAAGTGCCAGCCGTTTGAGTGCCCCGATCACTTCTATGTTATCGACGCTCAGGACTTCGGATGGAACCACCCGCAAGCTCACATTCAGCTTTGGTGGGACAAAGACGCAGATGTTTTCTATCTGGCGCGTGTGTGGAAGAAATCAGAGAACACCGCAGTTCAGGCATGGGGTGCTGTTAAGTCGTGGGCTAACAAAATACCTGTCGCGTGGCCTCATGACGGTCACCAACACGAAAAGGGCGGTGGTGAGCAACTTAAAACCCAATATGCGGACGCCGGGTTCTCTATGCTTCCCGAACACGCAACGTTCCCGGATGGCGGTAACTCAGTAGAGTCAGGCATTAGTGAACTTCGTGACCTGATGCTTGAAGGAAGATTCAAAGTATTCAACACATGCGAACCATTTTTTGAAGAGTTCCGTCTATATCATCGCGACGAGAACGGCAAGATTGTCAAGACCAACGATGATGTGCTCGATGCTACTCGCTACGGCTACATGATGCGCCGCTTCGCCAGGATGATGCGCGATATCAGAAAGCCGAAAGAAAAGAAAATCCCCGCACCTATTAGACCAGTACGCAGAGGACGATAATGGCCGACAATGAAAACAGGCTGGAGAGCATCCTGTCGCGCTTTGATGCGGACTGGACAGCCAGCGATGAAGCCAGAAGGGAGGCCAAGAATGATCTCTTCTTCTCCCGCGTATCTCAGTGGGATGACTGGCTATCACAATACACAACCCTACAATATCGCGGGCAGTTCGATGTGGTACGTCCTGTGGTGCGCAAACTCGTTTCTGAGATGCGTCAGAACCCTATTGATGTTCTGTATCGCCCCAAGGATGGAGCAAGTCCTGACGCTGCTGATGTGCTAATGGGCATGTATCGCACAGACATGCGACACAATACGGCAAAAATCGCGGTCAACGTCGCTGTTCGTGAGCAGATTGAATCTGGCGTAGGTGCGTGGCGTCTGGTCACTGACTACGAAGATCAAAGTCCGACGAGCAACAATCAGGTTATCCGTCGAGAGCCTATCCATAGTGCCTGCTCCCATGTTATCTGGGACAGCAACAGCAAACTGATGGACAAGTCTGACGCCCGTCACTGCACAGTTATCCACTCAATGAGCCAGAATGGTTGGGAAGGTTTCGCAGAAAAATACGACCTCGATGCGGATGATATTCCATCATTCCAGAACCCAAACGATTGGGTATTTCCATGGCTGACGCAGGACACAATTCAGATCGCTGAGTTTTACGAAGTGGTCGAGAAGAAAGAGACGGCGTTTATCTACCAAGACCCGGTTACGGGTGAGCCGGTAAGCTACTTTAAGCGCGATATTAAAGACGTCATCGACGACCTGGCTGATAGTGGATTTATCAAAATTGCAGAGCGCCAGATTAAGCGTCGCCGGGTATACAAATCGATTATCACCTGCACTGCTGTACTCAAAGACAAGCAGCTCATTGCTGGCGAACATATCCCAATTGTTCCGGTATTCGGAGAGTGGGGCTTCGTTGAAGATAAAGAAGTGTATGAGGGTGTCGTCCGCCTGACAAAAGACGGTCAGCGTCTGCGCAACATGATTATGTCGTTCAACGCCGACATCGTGGCCCGTACTCCGAAGAAGAAGCCGTTCTTCTGGCCTGAACAGATTGCAGGCTTTGAGCATATGTATGACGGTAACGACGATTACCCGTATTACCTGCTCAATCGCACGGATGAGAACAACGGAGAAATGCCAACTCAGCCGCTGGCATATTACGAAAACCCGGAGGTCCCGCAAGCCAACGCCTACATGCTGGAAGCAGCCACCGCGGCAGTGAAAGAAGTCGCGACGCTAGGTGTTGATGCAGAGGCGGTAAACGGTGGACAGGTAGCCTACGACACTGTTAACCAGCTAAACATGCGCGCTGACCTTGAGACATACGTGTTTCAGGATAATCTGGCTACCGCTATGCGCCGTGACGGTGAGATTTACCAGTCGATAGTTAATGACATCTACGATGTTCCTCGCAACGTGACAATCACCCTTGAGGATGGCAGTGAAAAAGAGGTTCAGCTAATGGCTGAGGTTGTTGACCTTGCCACTGGTGAGCGGCAGGTACTGAACGATATCAGGGGGCGCTATGAATGCTACACGGATGTTGGACCATCATTCCAGTCCATGAAGCAGCAAAACCGCGCAGAAATTCTTGAGTTGCTCGGCAAGACGCCACAGGGAACGCCAGAATATCAACTGCTGTTGCTTCAGTACTTCACCCTGCTTGATGGTAAAGGTGTCGAGATGATGCGTGACTATGCCAATAAGCAGCTTATTCAGATGGGCGTTAAGAAGCCGGAAACACCTGAAGAGCAGCAATGGTTTGTCGAAGCGCAGCAGGCCAAACAAGGACAGCAAGACCCGGCAATGGTTCAGGCGCAGGGTGTGCTGTTGCAAGGTCAGGCTGAACTGGCTAAAGCGCAGAATCAGACGCTATCTCTTCAAATCGACGCGGCTAAAGTCGAAGCTCAAAACCAACTTAACGCTGCGAAAATCGCAGAAATATTCAACAACATGGACCTCAGTAAACAATCTGAGTTTAGAGAGTTCCTCAAAACCGTTGCTTCATTCCAGCAGGACCGCAGCGAAGACGCTCGCGCAAATGCTGAGTTACTCCTTAAAGGCAATGAACAGACGCACAAGCAGCGAATGGACATTGCCAATATCCTGCAATCGCAGAGACAAAATCAACCTTCCGGCAGTGTAGCCGAGACACCTCAATAAGAGAGAGTTAATCATGGAACCAACCACCGAAATTCAGGCAACTGAAGACTTAACCCTGTCCGGCGATTATGCAGCGGCATCTGCTGATAGCTTAGTTGTCGATAATGCCAACGACAATGCAGGTCAGGAAGAGGGCTTTGAGATTGTCCTGAAGGGCGATGAGACAGCACCAAAACAAGACCCGGCAAAGAACGCAGAATTCGCCCGCCGCCGCATCGAGCGCAAACGACAGCGCGAGCTTGAGCAGCAGATGGAAGCAGTTAAACGCGGAGAATTGCCGGAGAGTTTACGGGTAAACCCTGACCTTCCACCTCAGCCGGATATTAATGCCTATCTGTCAGAAGAAGGCCTGGCCAAATATGACTATGACAACAGCCGTGCGCTTGCCGCTTTCAATGCTGCTAATACCGAATGGCTAATGAAAGCGCAGGACGCCCGCAGCAATGCCGTAGCAGAACAGGGCCGCAAAACTCAGGAGTTTACCCAGCAATCAGCGCAATACGTCGAAGCTGCCCGCAAACACTATGACGCGGCGGAAAAGCTCAATATCCCTGACTATCAGGAGAAAGAAGACGCATTTATGCAACTGGTTCCGCCTGCGGTTGGGGCCGACATTATGCGCCTGTTCCCGGAGAAGTCCGCCGCGCTCATGTATCACCTGGGCGCAAACCCGGAGAAAGCCCGCCAGTTACTGGCGATGGATGGGCAGTCCGCGCTGATTGAACTAACTCGACTATCCGAACGCTTAACTCTCAAGCCTCGCGGTAAACAAATCTCTTCCGCTCCCCCTGCTGACCAGCCGATTACCGGTGATGTCAGCGCAGCAAATAAAGATGCCATTCGTAAACAGATGGATGCGGCTGCGAGCAAGGGAGATGTGGAAACATACCGCAAGCTAAAGGCAAAACTTAAAGGAATCCGATAATGGCTTTGAACGAAGGTCAAATTGTTACACTGGCGGTGGATGAGATTATTGACACCATCTCCGCAATTACTCCAATGGCGCAGAAAGCCAAGAAATATACCCCGCCTGCGGCTTCTATGCAGCGCTCCAGCAATACCATCTGGATGCCTGTAGAGCAGGAGTCTCCCACTCAGGAGGGCTGGGATTTAACTGATAAAGCGACAGGCTTGTTGGAACTCAACGTCGCGGTAAACATGGGAGAGCCGGATAACGACTTCTTCCAGTTACGCGCCGATGATTTGCGTGATGAGACAGCGTATCGTCACCGAATCCAGTCCGCAGCCCGCAAACTGGCTAACAACGTTGAGTTGAAAGTCGCAAACATGGCCGCCGAGATGGGGTCATTGGTTATCACTTCGCCGGACGCTATCGGCACGAACACCGCAGACGCATGGAACTTTGTTGCCGATGCAGAAGAAATCATGTTTTCCCGCGAGCTTAATCGCGATATGGGGACATCCTACTTCTTCAACCCACAGGACTACAAAAAAGCGGGTTACGACCTGACCAAGCGTGATATCTTCGGGCGCATCCCTGAAGAAGCATACCGCGATGGCACCATTCAGCGTCAGGTTGCTGGCTTCGATGATGTCCTGCGCTCTCCGAAACTTCCTGTGCTTACCAAATCCACCGCAACTGGCATCACTGTATCCGGTGCGCAGTCCTTCAAGCCTGTCGCATGGCAACTGGATAACGATGGCAACAAAGTTAACGTTGATAACCGTTTCGCCACCGTCACCCTGTCTGCAACTACCGGACTGAAACGCGGCGACAAAATCTCGTTCACTGGCGTTAAGTTCCTTGGTCAGATGGCTAAGAACGTACTGGCTCAGGATGCGACTTTCTCCGTAGTTCGCGTTGTTGATGGTACTCACGTTGAAATCACGCCGAAGCCTGTAGCACTGGATGATGTTTCTCTTTCTCCTGAGCAACGGGCATACGCCAACGTTAACACCTCGCTGGCTGATGCGATGGCGGTGAACATCCTGAACGTTAAGGATGCTCGCACCAACGTGTTCTGGGCTGATGACGCCATCCGTATTGTGTCTCAGCCCATTCCTGCTAACCACGAATTGTTTGCAGGAATGAAAACTACCTCATTCAGCATCCCGGATGTCGGCCTTAACGGTATCTTCGCTACGCAGGGTGATATTTCCACCCTGTCCGGCCTGTGCCGTATTGCGCTGTGGTACGGCGTAAACGCGACACGACCGGAGGCAATCGGTGTTGGCCTGCCTGGTCAGACTGCGTAACTAACAGGGGCTGCGGCCCCTTTCTTTATGGAGTGGCTATGAAAATAGCAATCTATAAGCCCGGTGGAAGCATCATGGTATGGGGCGTCATGGCTCAGATGAAGGTCATCGACTCCAGCGAACTTCCGGAATATGTCAAAGATGGCTGGCTTGATCATCCATCAAAGCTGCTGCCCGTGGAAGCAGATGATGTTAAGCCACGCAAAGGCCGCAAGCCTAAGGCGGTAAGCGATGCAGATAAAGACTAAAGGCGATCTGGTCAGGGCTGCGCTTCGTAAGTTGGGCGTGGCATCAGATGCAACCCTTACCGATGTCGAACCTCAGTCTATGCAGGATGCCGTTGATGATCTGGAAGCGATGATGGCGGAGTGGTATCAGGACGGGAAAGGCATCATTACCGGCTATGTATTCTCAGATGATGACAATCCTCCTGCTGAAGGTGACGACCATGGCCTTCGCTCCAGTGCAGTCAGCGCCGTATTCCATAATCTGGCCTGCCGCATTGCTCCTGATTATGCGCTTGAGGCTACTGCCAAAATTATCGCCACTGCTAAATACGGAAAAGAGCTTCTCTATAAGCAAACCGCCATTTCCAGAGCAAAAAGAGCGCCTTACCCATCACGTATGCCAACTGGCAGTGGAAACAGTTTCGCCAATCTGAACGAATGGCATTATTTCCCCGGAGAGCAGAATGCCGATTCAACAACTTCCCCTGATGAAGGGAATGGGTAAAGACTTCCGCAATGCTGACTATATTGACTTCCTACCGGTCAACCTTTTAGCAACGCCAAAAGAAGTACTCAACAGTAGCGGTTATTTACGCTCATTCCCCGGAATAGCGAAGCGCAACGATGTAAATGGTGTATCGCGCGGAGTTGAGTACAACACCGCTCAGAACGCCGTTTATCGTGTTTTAGGTGGCAAACTCTACAAAGGAGAAAGCGAGGTTGGTGATGTTGCCGGAAGTGGTCGCGTATCAATGGCACATGGTCGCACATCACAGGCGGTAGGCGTTAATGGTCAACTGGTCGAGTATCGCTATGATGGTACGGTTAAAACCGTCTCAAACTGGCCTGCAGACAGCGGATTCACGCAGTATGAGTTAGGGTCAGTCCGTGACATTACTCGCTTACGTGGGCGTTATGCATGGTCAAAAGACGGTACTGATTCGTGGTTTATCACTGACCTTGAAGATGAGTCTCATCCTGACCGATATAGTGCAGAATATCGCGCAGAATCACAGCCTGACGGCATCATTGGAATAGGCTCATGGAGAGACTTCATCGTCTGCTTTGGTTCGTCAACGATAGAGTATTTCTCTCTGACAGGCGCAACCACAGCAGGCGCAGCGCTTTACGTTGCTCAGCCATCGTTAATGGTACAGAAGGGGATTGCCGGAACATACTGTAAAACGCCATTCGCTGATTCATACGCATTCATCAGTCACCCGGCTACTGGCGCACCCTCTGTCTACATCATCGGGTCAGGGCAGGCTTCACCAATTGCGACGGCCAGTATTGAGAAAATTATCCGCTCATACACGGCTGATGAACTGGCAACCGGGGTGATGGAGACGTTGAGGTTCGATTCGCATGAACTGCTGATTATCCATCTCCCGCGTCATGTGCTGGTTTACGATGCCTCATCAAGCCAGAACGGGCCGCAATGGTGCGTACTGAAAACAGGTTTATACGACGATGTTTATCGCGCCATCGACTTCATGTACGAAGGCAACCAGATAACGTGCGGCGATAAATCAGAAGCAGTGACAGGGCAGTTGCAATTCGACATTAGTAGTCAGTACGACAAGCAGCAAGAACATCTGCTGTTTACTCCCATCTTCAAGGCTGATAACGCCAGATGCTTCGATCTGGAAGTTGAATCCTCGACAGGCGTTGCGCAGTACGCTGACCGACTGTTCCTGTCTGCAACAACAGACGGAATCAACTATGGTCGAGAGCAGATGATTGAACAAAATGAGCCGTTTGTGTACGACAAGCGTGTTATCTGGAAACGTGTTGGGCGCATTCGTCGATTAATCGGATTCAAACTGCGTGTAATCACCAAATCACCAGTAACACTATCCGGGTGTCAAATTCGTCTGGAGTAAAATATGGCAGACCCGTCACTTAATAATCCTGTCATTATTCAGGCCACTCGTCTGGATGCCTCAATCCTCCCACGCAACGTCTTCAGCCGGTCTTATCTGCTCTACGTAATCGCGCAGGGGGCTGACGTTGGCGCTATTGCGGGAAAGGCAAACGAAGCAGGGCAAGGTGCCTATGACGCGCAGGTAAAGAACGATGAGCAGGATGTTGAGCTTGCAGACCACGAAGCGAAAATTCAGCAGTTACGCATCGACGTAGACGACCATGAAATCCGTATTGCTGCAAATACCAATGCAATTGCGGCGCTGGATGTCAGACTGACCACGGCTGAAGGAGAAATAATCACCTTGCAGGCTGATGTCAGTGCTCTTGATGGTAGAGTGACGACGGCTGAAGGAAATATTTCTGCATTGCAGGTTGATTACGTATCGAAAACAGCCACCGCAACACAATCGCTGGCGTCACCTCTCAACGTGACAACGTCCTATTCAGTTGGCGGTACTAAAGTTATCGGTGCTCGACAGCTCGGATGGACAGCAGCAACAGGAGCTGCGCTTCTCGGTGCATTCAACGCTAACCAGGCATACACGGTCAGTGCCACATATACGCAGTCTGAGGTATCAGCTATGGCTACTGGATTGCAGCAGGCGCGGCAGCGTATCAAAGCTCTCGAAGATGCAATACGAACTCATGGATTGATCAACTGATGATTACATTCACTCCCACCCGAAACATCGACCTGATAGAAACGGTCGGCAACCATCCCGACATCATAGCCGGGAGCAACAACGGTGACGGATACGACTACAAGCCTGAGTACCGCTATTTCGAAGTGAACGTACATGGTCAGTTCGGTGGCATCGTGTATTACAACGAGATTCAGCCACTGACCTTTGACTGCCACGCCATGTACCTGCCTGAGATTCGCGGCTTCAGCAAGGAAATCGGCCTGGCGTTCTGGCGATATATTCTCACCAACACCACCGTTCAGTGCGTTACATCATTTGCTGCACGCAAATTTCGCCACGGTCAGATGTACTGCGCAATGATTGGCCTTAAGCGCGTCGGAACCATCAAGAAATACTTCAAAGGCGTGGATGACGTGACGTTTTACGCCGCCACCCGAGAAGAGTTAACCGACTTCCTGAATCACGGGAGATAAACATGTTATATGCATTTACGCTGGGCAGGAAACTGCGCGGTGAGGAACCTCTTTACCCTGAAAAAGGCGGAAAAGGTGGCTCATCAAGCAGCGGAGCAAAAGAAGCCGCAAAAGCAACCCAGTACGCAGCAGACCTGCAAAACCAACAATTCAATCGTGTGATGGAGCAGTTGGCACCTTACGCCGCCGCAGGTTTGCCGGCTCTCCAGCAGATTCAGCAGCTATCAACACTGGAAGGTCAGAACAGCGCTCTCAATCAGTATTACAATTCAGACCAGTATAAACAGTTGGCTGATCAGGCTCGCTATCAAAGCCTGAATGCCGCCGAGGCGACAGGTGGCCTTGGCTCGACTGCGACATCAAACCAACTGGCGGCCATTGCACCAACGCTTGGGCAAAACTGGCTTTCCGGACAGATGCAAAACTATGGCAACCTGTTAAACGTTGGTCAGTCTGCGGCGGCAGGCCAGGCATCGGCTGGACAGAACTATGCAAATAACGCAGGTAATCTTGCGCAACAGATGGCGGCGATCCGCTCTCAGGGTTCTGGTCAATCCACGCTTGGAAGTGCCATTAGCGGTGGTACAAGTGGTGCTCTTGCAGGAGCTGGTCTTGCCGGGATGCTTGGTGCATCGACGCCATGGGGCGCTGGTATCGGTGCTGGTATCGGATTGCTTGGCTCACTCTTCTAAGGAGTTATCGTGGCTACATTTCAACTCGCCGGGTTGCCATCAATGCAGGTAGCGAACCAGAACGCGCCCGGACAACCATCACTATCCAGTTACGACTTCAGCCAGCGCCCAAACGTTGGAGTTCAACTTGCTCAGGGGCTTGGCGCAGTTGGCCAGGCAATACAGCAGAATGAGGCTGCTCAGAGGCTTTCTGACTTTCAAAAAGCTTTCGGTCAAGCTTATGCGGCAGGTGATCGCGACGCCTTGCGTCAACTTGCAGCCACCAATCCAGACCAGATTGAAACAATTCGTCAGGGCATGGGGTTTGTTGATGCTGATCGCAATCAGGCGATGGGCGATATGTCTGCACGATTGAACATTGCCGCCGCTCAGGGGCCAGAGGCGGTGATGCGAGAGCTTGTCACTCACCAGAATACACTGCAGCAAATTGGCGTATCTCCTGAACAGGCGTGGCAGACATATCAACAAAGCCCTGAAGGCTTCACGCAGTTAACAGACCTTATTGGGATGCACGCGGTAGGACCAGAAAAGTATTTTGATATTCAGGACAAGTTGACAGGTCGCGAGATTGACCGAGGTCGACTTGCTGAAACAATCCGCAGCAATAAAGCAGGTGAGGGGCTTCAGGCTCGCGGGCAGAATATAACAATGCGTGGACAAGATATGTCAGCGGCAACAGCGCGACGCGGTCAAGATTTGGCAACGCAAAGAGCAAACGCCAGAACGATATCAGGCAGCGAAGGAAATCGGGTCGTTCAGCTTGCAGACGGGCGAACAGTCAGCGTCGGTGGAAAACTTCACGGCGCAGGGGCGAATGCGTTTTACGAAGGTATTGACGATAACGGCAATATGGTTCGTGTCCCGGCAAGCGCCATTGCCGCACCTCCAACGTCTGCGGCAAGCGCACAGAACTACGCGATGAAGAAAGACATTGATGCAATCGCAAATGCAGATGCTTCTGCTCTTGACTTCATGACTGGAATGACTGGCGGAGCAGGAAATCCGGCAATTGGTGCAGATGTTCGCAGCCGACTCACAGGCAAAGAGCAACGCCAGTTATATAACTCAGCACAACGTATTCAGGGCAGAATGCAGAATCAGGGCGTGGCAGCAGCAAGAGATATGGGGGCTAGCGGTATCAACACCATTGCAGAAGCGAAGATGTATTTTCAGGGGATGCCGCAGGTTGACTACTCAAGTCCGGAGGCTATGCAGCAGTCGATTCGTGAGATTCAGCAATACACCGACAATTATAACCAGCAGTACAACGTTAATGTTGGTAATGATGGGCAGAAACCACCAAGGCAGCAGCCAGCGACTCAGCAATCAGTCGGAGGAAGCTACACATCTAAATCTGGCATTAAATTCACGGTGGAATAATGAAAGTTACCGCTAATGGCAAGACATTCACCTTCCCTGATGGAACCAGCACAGAAGACATCGGCGCTGCGGTTGATGAGTACTTTGCTGGGCAGGCATCGGCAGCAGAAACACAACCAGCCGAACAGCAGGAAGAACCACAGCAGCCTGAACAATCCCTGATGCAATGGGCTGGTGACTTCCTCACTGGCGGCCAGTCAGCAGGACAGATTGCAGAGCAGGCTGGGCGTGGGCTCGTAAATATCCCGTTTGATGTATTGCAGGGCGGCGCCAGCCTGATTAATGCTATCAGCCAGGGTTTAGGTGGCCCGAAAGTGCTGGATGACGTGTACCGTCCAGTCGATCGACCGACAGACCCTTACGCGCAAGCCGGTGAAACAATTGGTGGGTATTTAGTTCCAGGAGTTGGAACGGCAGGAAGCATGGCTATTGGATCACTGGCAGAAGCCGCAAATCAGAAAGGCGATTTCGCGCAAAATGCAGCCAAAAACGCCGGAGTTAACCTTGCCGCTCAGGGGGGGCTTTCCGCAGCAGCAAAGGGAATAGGGCGTGGAATAACGGCTATAAAAGGTGATATTGCGCCAGAAGTGGCGAAGAAAATTGCCACATCAGAATCGATGGGCGTGACACCAATGACATCTGATGTTATCCCACCGAAAAATGCTTTCACTCGCGGCCTTACTCAGGATGCCGAGGGGGCTTTGCTCGGTACAGGCTCAAAGCGAGCGGAGCAATATGCAACGCGTAGTAAGCTGGTAAGTAATTATTTTGACCGTTTTGGTGAGTACAACCCTGATGATGTGGTGAAATCTCTGACCACCACGTTAAGGGGACGGAAGGATGCCGCTGGCGCTGTTATCAATGACGTCACCAATAAAATGGGTAATGCCGCTGTTGATACCACAAATACCATGAATGCTCTGAATACAGCGATCGCAAGACAGGAACGGCTTGGGACGTCTGCCAATCAAAGCCTGCTTACATCCTTGCGAAACCTACGTGAAGAATTAGCAAACCCTGCAACTGATTTGGATGTTACGTTTGATCTCTTGCGTCAGCACAGAACGGCATTTAGATCTAATGTTCAGGGAGATGCTATGGTCTTCCCTAACCAGGCAAAAGCAGCTACCAATATGGTAGAGAATGCAATGTCAAAAGACCTTCGTAACGCAGTTGCTAAAAACCTAGGTGCTTCAGACGCAGCAAAATACCTTAAAGCAAACTCCGATTATGCAAACGTTTATAATAAGGTGCTTAATAAAAACATTGCTAACAAGCTCAACAAGGCAAGCAGTGAAGCCAGCCCTGAACTTATAAATACCGTTGTATTAAGCAGAAAACCATCTGACGTGAAACGAATCTGGAGCGCATTAGATGACAAAGGAAAAGATGCTATGCGCGCAGCTTACGTCAGTAAAATAGCGGAAAAGGCCGGTGATTCCCCAGCGAAGTTCATCACTGAAGTTAATAAGCTGAAATCTCAGTCAGGCGGTGAAATTTACAACACTATTTTTTCTGGAAAGCACATGAAAGAGCTTGATGCTCTTCATGAAGTTCTACAACAAACAGCAAGGTCAGACACCGCAAATGTAGTAACTCAGACTGGGCAATCGCAAGCCAACAGGATAAGGACGATTGGCGCAACAGCGACTCTTGGCGTATCAATGGGTCTTGAGGCTGGTTTCGGTGCAATGATGCGCTTGTATGAGTCTAAAGCAGCAAGAAACATGCTTCTCCGCCTTGCAAACGTCAAGCCTGGAACTCCGGCATATGAGCGAGCGTTAAATCAGGCTGCTAACGCCGTTCGCCCTCTCCTAACTAACGAAGCTACCAGGCAGTAGAAATGAACGCCACGGAAGGCTATTTAATTCTCTTTTCAATGGCTGCAATTATTGCTTTTCCTGATGTTTCAGGAGATTTTGTAGCCATATAAGACGAAAAAATCATGTCGGTCATTCTTTCATAACTTACTATTTCCCACTTAGCCAATGCATGAGACAGTTTGTAGTTGTCATCAGTTAGTGCCCTTATGGAATTTTTTAAGTGTTTATTCTCTTCTGTTAATCGCGAAATTTTTGTATCAATTTCATGTGAGCGATCTAATTCCTTAACCTGTTCCTTGAGGGCAGCTAACCCTGCATATAGTACGCAACAGGATATCCCAAGAGCGAGTACGATTATTTCTAACACACCAACCTCCTTAGTTTTGAGCAGGATACCATGAAAAAAGTAAACGTATTTTGCCTACTTCACGTTTGAATGGTTTGTCATTAGGATATTTCCGTTTTTTTAAATATGGAAATTGATATGAAGAGGATTATTAGCGTCGTTGCTGGCGTTATCATGTTATCTGGGTGCGCAACTATTGTTGGTGATGAAACGCAACTTGTGCAAGTGAACAGCAATCCTTCTGGCGCGAGCTTTAAGGTAAAAGATGAATCAGGTGTGATTGTTGCGCAAGGTAAGACTCCACAAGGTGTAACACTCGCCAAGTCAGATGGTAGCTATTTTGGCAAAAAGAGCTACCAGATCACTATGGAGAAGGATGGGTACGAACCAGTTACCCTGCCAATCAAAGCCAATGCTAATGGTTGGTATATTGGTGGAAACCTTGTGTTTGGTGGGTTAATTGGTTGGCTTGCTGTAGATCCATTTAATGGTGGGATGTATACCTTGAAGCCAAAAGAGGCAAACGCATCTCTTATACCGTCAACAAAGCAAGACTAACAAATAGAACCCACCGTCAGGTGGGTTTTTTGTACAAATCCTTCAGCGTATCAAACACCATTTTCTTAACAAGTTCGGACTGCTCATCAGCAATGCGCTCTGCTTCGTCGCGATAACCTGATACTGGAGATGGCTTAGATATAGCTTCGGTAACTATCTGAACTAATTCAGCATTCAGTGAGCGGCCATTCGATTTAGCTCGCTGTTTCAGCTTTTCCTTTAATTCGTAAGGTAGCCGCAGATTAAATTGCGGGTCATCTCTTCCCATTTCTGATGCCTCACTTTTGTAAGTGGATCGGCATCATATGATCTACTGGTTATATCCACAATAAGACCACTGTGGTCTTAATGACGCATTGCCGTAGCTACGCTGCGACGATTACTTTCATCTGGAGCAGATTAAATGACAGATATCACTGCAAACGTAGTTGTTTCTAACCCTCGTCCAATCTTCACTGAATCCCGTTCGTTTAAAGCTGTTGCTAATGGGAAAATTTACATTGGTCAGATTGATACCGATCCGGTTAATCCTGCCAATCAGATACCCGTATACATTGAAAATGAGGATGGCTCTCACGTCCAGATTACTCAGCCGCTAATTATCAACGCAGCCGGTAAAATCGTATACAACGGCCAACTGGTGAAAATTGTCACCGTTCAGGGTCATAGCATGGCTATCTATGATGCCAATGGTTCTCAGGTTGACTATATTGCTAACGTATTGAAGTACGATCCAGATCAATATTCAATAGAAGCTGATAAAAAATTTAAGTATTCAGTAAAATTATCAGATTATCCAACATTGCAGGATGCAGCATCTGCTGCGGTTGATGGCCTTCTTATCGATCGAGATTATAATTTTTATGGTGGAGAGACAGTTGATTTTGGCGGAAAGGTTCTGACTATAGAATGTAAAGCTAAGTTTATAGGAGATGGAAATCTTATTTTTACGAAATTAGGCAAAGGTTCCCGCATTGCCGGGGTTTTTATGGAAAGCACTACAACACCATGGGTTATCAAGCCTTGGACGGATGACAATCAGTGGCTAACGGATGCCGCAGCGGTCGTTGCCACTTTAAAACAATCTAAAACTGATGGGTATCAGCCAACCGTAAGCGATTACGTTAAATTCCCAGGAATAGAAACGTTACTCCCACCTAATGCAAAAGGGCAAAACATAACGTCTACGTTAGAAATTAGAGAATGTATAGGGGTCGAAGTTCATCGGGCTAGCGGTCTAATGGCTGGTTTTTTGTTTAGAGGGTGTCACTTCTGCAAGATGGTAGACGCCAATAATCCAAGCGGAGGTAAAGATGGCATTATAACCTTCGAAAACCTTAGCGGCGATTGGGGGAAGGGTAACTATGTCATTGGCGGACGAACCAGCTATGGGTCAGTAAGTAGCGCCCAGTTTTTACGTAATAATGGTGGCTTTGAACGTGATGGTGGAGTTATTGGGTTTACTTCATATCGCGCTGGGGAGAGTGGCGTTAAAACTTGGCAAGGTACTGTGGGCTCGACAACCTCTCGCAACTATAATCTGCAATTCCGCGACTCGGTCGTTATTTACCCCGTATGGGACGGATTCGATTTAGGTGCTGACACTGACATGAATCCGGAGTTGGACAGGCCAGGGGACTACCCTATAACCCAATACCCACTGCATCAGTTACCACTAAATCACCTGATTGATAATCTTCTGGTTCGCGGGGCGTTAGGTGTAGGTTTTGGTATGGATGGTAAGGGCATGTATGTGTCTAATATTACCGTAGAAGATTGCGCTGGGTCTGGCGCGTACCTACTCACCCACGAATCAGTATTTACCAATATAGCCATAATTGACACCAATACTAAGGATTTCCAGGCGAATCAGATTTATATATCTGGAGCTTGCCGTGTGAACGGTTTACGTTTAATTGGGATCCGCTCAACCGATGGGCAGGGTCTAACCATAGACGCCCCTAACTCTACCGTAAGCGGTATAACCGGGATGGTAGATCCCTCTAGAATTAATGTTGCTAATTTGGCAGAAGAAGGGTTAGGTAATATCCGCGCTAATAGTTTCGGCTATGATAGCGCAGCGATTAAACTGCGGATTCATAAGTTATCAAAGACATTAGATAGCGGAGCATTGTACTCCCACATTAACGGGGGGCCCGGTTCTGGCTCAGCGTATACTCAACTTACTGCTATTTCAGGTAGCACACCTGACGCTGTATCATTAAAAATTAACCACAAAGATTGCAGGGGGACAGAGATACCATTTGTTCCTGACATCGCGTCAGATGATTTTATAAAGGATTCCTCATGTTTTTTGCCATATTGGGAAAATAATTCTACTTCTTTAAAGGCTTTAGTGAAAAAACCCAATGGAGAATTAGTTAGATTAACCTTGGCAACACTTTAGATATGTAATAAAAATGGGTGTAAACACCCATTTTTATTTTATGTTAAATATTCTATAGCTAATTAAACCTAACAACTATGGTTTCCCCTACAACACCAATATCGTATACGTTATTACCAGATTTTTTCCACCCATTTTCAAGTTTAACCTCTTTGTCATATAGTCTGTAATTTCTAGAAAACACATTTCTTTGCATTAACACCTCTGACCACATCCAATCATTGTTAATAATGCGTGGTATTAACTCTCTCATTAAAGGATGCTTTATTACTATGTTTTCATTTATTGGTGCATACGGTTCTGTGCCAATGAATTTTATATTTTTCTTGTCTCTTCCAAATCCAAGATAATCTATGTCTTGAGATATTCTATTTACAATGCTTTCCTCAAGCTGAAACTGTGCATTTATGGCATTGTAAGCACCATAAGAAAATATTGTTGATATTAAAAGAATAAAAGAAAAATATATTCTTGATATTAACTGTTTATCTTCAAAAGCATAGAATACGCATAGGCAACAAAAAAACATAAAGCCACCCATACCAATCAATACCCTCGGTGCGTATATTGGTGATTTTAGAAAAATCATTGGTCCAATGATGAAGAACATTGATGCTAATAAAATTAAAACTACTAGCAATAACTTTGTTTTCTTATTTTCATCTCTTTTGATTGCTTTTAAAACTATGACTATCAAAGAAATGATTAGCGCAAAGAATAGCGAGTAGTAGATTAAGTAATTATCGCCATTCAAGATCGTGCTAAACATTCTATAAAATGATAAGACGTTAGAAATTATCCCTTCAAATAAACTTGAGTTTATCTCTATAATCTTACTATGTTCGATATTGTAAGGGCCTGTTACAAGCCTTTTTGCAATAAAGTAAGAATAGGCAAAATATCCTACCATTAAACCAGCGACAGAAGATGCTGTATTTTTTGTGATATTTGAAATTGAGTTTTTCTTAACCACATCTGAAATTATAAAAGCCAACAAGAATATTGCGTAAGTATTCAGCGCAGCCTGATAAAGACTAAGGAATGCAATGGTTAAAATGGATGATATTATGATATTTATAGGCTTGTATTGATAAGCGACATACGATGAGATAATAGATATTGCTACACTCATGCACATTGTTAATGAATCATATCTATATGATAGATTTTCTATAAAGAATGGGTTTGCCAAAATCATCATAAAACAAAGAGATGCTGTGATGTAGTCATCTCCAAACAGCTTTTCCCTGACGCAGGATAGTGCCAATGCTAAAATAACTATCCCTAGCATTAAAGGTAGCGGAGAAGCGTCTATAATTGGGATTCCAAAATTAATGATATAGAAAATAAAGTCGGAAAGTGGGCGACCATTGCCTGACCAACCCAACCCGCCATATAAAGACCTACCCAAGTCATCAACGAAAAATGATTGATGTGTTAATAAAGGAAATGTATATATAATCGCCAATCCAAGAAAGATTGATATAAATAACCTGTCATTACTATTAAATTTCACTTTTAAAACCCTTACGCTTTAATATGTATTTAGGCCGCTGTTTGGTTTCTATGTAAATCCTGCCAATATATTCCCCAAGAATACCTATTCCTATCAATTGAACGCCACCCAGAAAAAGTACAGAAACAAGAAGAGACGGATAGCCAGGAACATTATTTCCAAATATTAATTTATCAATAATCATCCATGCACCGTAAAGGAATGACATACCTGCAATAAACAATCCAATGTAAGTCCATATGCGGAGCGGAAATGTTGAGAAAGAAGTTATTCCTTCCAGAGCCAGATTCCATAATTTCCAGCCATTGAATTTTGAATCGCCGGCAACACGCTCAGCGCGGGCGTATTCAACTACATCAGTCTTGCCGCCCACCCATGACAGAACGCCTTTCATAAACAGATTACGTTCTGGCATCTGTTTAATATTTTCGACAACCTCACGACTCATTAATCGGAAATCACCGACGTTCTCTTCGATTTTCGGATTGCTGATTTTGTTGTGCAGCTTATAAAACCACT